GTCTCTATATTTGATCCCATTTTATACTGTTAAGGTTAGTAGATTAAAACGGATTCGTTTTACACAGCACACTAATTGACATACATAGTATACAAGATGAGCGTAACGATTGCTCAAATCTATTCGGTTCGGTTCAATCCGAAGCTCGCTCTTCCCAAGATCATCCAAGATAATATCGCAAAGCTTCGTATTTCTCCTGCTACATACAGGCCAGCTCGTCCTATTCAGCGTCAACACAATAATTATCGGCCCAAGCAGCCATCTGAAAGCGAAAACTGGAGAGAGAAGGCTCTAGTTGATATCGTTCGTCGTGTAAAAGAACGTGAAGACCCAGAATACTCTGATATATTCAGTATCTTCAATAAAGTTGCAGTTGCGACATTGGAGAAGCTATCAAAAGATGCAGTGGAAAAGATTAAGGCGCGCGATGAAACCTTCAGACTTCGGATTGCTACACTTCTGTTTGATAAGGCAATCACTCAACACGCATATGCTTTCTTGATGGCTGACATGGCTCTTCGGATCGCAACTGTTATTCCCGAAATGAAGGAAGATATTCAAGCTCAAATTTCAATGTTTCCGAAGCTATATAATCTCACAGAGACGTTGACATATCCGCATGGCTTAGACTCAGATTTTGATAACAAGGTTATTGAATGGATGAAGCAGAAAGAGAAGCGAAAGGGTTACGCAAAATTTATGGTGGAGTTATCTCTTCGTGGCCTTGTTACCGAGGAATGTGTGAAGACAGGACTGCAAAATGTAGTTTCACAGCTAAAGCAGCTTATCGCTCAACCAAAAACTGATCAAATCGATGAAAATGTTGGTCAGTTTTCTGTATTTCTATATGAGACGGCTAAATTGACAAAGTCTCATATTCTTAAAGCATACCTGTCCGAGACACTTAAAGAAATTCTAGAAAGTCCTCGTGAATGGACACCTGGACTTTCAGCTCGCTGTCGATTCAAGATGGAAGATGCGTTCAAACTCGTTCAATAAGAGAATAAGATAAAGTAAATGGCCCTACCATCAGCAGGTGTTCTCCTCCGCGCTGCCCAGCTTTCTATTGAAAAGGACACCCCTATATACTTAGATTATTACACCGATAGCCTCGAGAAGAAGTGCTGTATCGGGGTTCAGGATGCAACAAAGTTTTTGGTGAAGTCTGACTCGGAATATACATCAACGATCCAGGGAGTTTTTAAGTGCGAATCGTGCTATATTATTGAAACCGAAAACAGCCTTTACGTTGTTTCGGCAGATATCCCCATTAAGAAGATTATTCCGTCTACACAGTCATAAATATTAAAGCTAATGGATCTTGCATATCCTCCTCCGCATTATCTTTTGTTTGAACCGTTAAACGACGTTGAAACAAGAAAGGTATGGAATGCGTATAAAGTAAAACATAAGGTAACATGTGAATTCTCAGAAATCGATGCTGCTGAAGTTAATTCAGTAGATACATTTGCGCCTTGGTTTGAAAATTGGATTTCACAAGTTCCAGAAAGACAGGCTACACGGCTGCGAATTCTTCTAATTTTTCATTCTGAATTCTTGACATATTCATGTCAACAAATGTTGAGACGATCTTTAGAACAGAGGTCTTTTAAATGCAGAGTATGGTTTCATGTAGAAGATCCCACAACAGTTCAACCTGCAATTCAGAGTCGATGTATTATAAAACGAATGCCAGTTTACTTACATTCTCCCCAAGTAATAGAACATGAAGATTAGAGCATTTACCGACGGAGCATGTTCATCGAACGGCAAGAAGAATGCTCGTGCGTCATATGCGTTCTGGTTTCCAGAACACAAAGACTTGTCAAATGCCGATGTAGTTCCAGCAGATCACCCCCAAACTAATAATCGTGGAGAGCTTCTTGCTATTTTGGAATGTGTAAAGAAAGCTGAAGAATCGTTTCCAGCGTCTGATATCGATCTTCAAATTTATACCGACTCTACTTACTCCAAAAACTGCCTGACAACTTGGATATCTGGATGGATTCAGCGAGGTTGGAAAACATCGGACGGTAAGGATGTTGCAAATCGGGACTTGATTGAAGAAACTACAATTCGCCTTGCCAAATTTAAAAGTTATATCATTTCATACGTTGCTGCGCATACTGGTAAAGACGACGATCTGAGTCGCAATAATGATATTGTGGATAAGATGGCAGTGCGAGTTTTGAATCCTTCAGAGGAGGTTAAAGTTATTACAACAAATACAGAAGAAGTATTTCCACAGTTTCCACTTCAACTAATGGGTCCAGCTGTTTCAGAGAGAACGATGATCGATTGGTGCCTTGACAATATTGGTAAGCTAGATAGATCCACATATGAGTCTGCTCTTCTTACCGTTCTTACAAAAACAATTAAGAAGAGAGGCTTCAATCTTGAAAAACAGAAGTTGCATAGGACAAACATGTATAAGCTAACATCAGCTAACCATTTAATCACTGAATCGACAAAGATAGAAAAGGAAGAATGAGTGTCGTAGCCTATCACTTCTGGTCACCGACGTGCCCTCCTTGCAAGCGTATCAAGCCTGCGGTCGAAGAACTAAAGGAAGATTTCTCACAATACACCTGGATTACTGTAAATACCCACAATGATGTGGAAGGATATACTCGTAAGTTTGGAGTCAGTGTTGTGCCAACACTCGTTATTGTAACAACAGGTTCAGACGGCAATGTAATAGCTCGTAAGCCATACAATACACCTCTTCCTTATACAGATAAATATAGTGGTGCAGAAATCGGAGAATGGACAAAACTACTCCGAAATGCAACTAAGTAGATATAGATGTAGTAACTAATTCACCATTTTTATATGCTTCGCAGACCAGCTGGTCATCATCGTTGGGGGCTGAACAGGTTCCAACGCTAGAAGAAGCTTTTTCAGGACTCAATGGATATCTGTGGGCAGGTGTAGGTGTAGAACTATTATTGTTAGCAGTAGGAAGCCGGCCAGGAGAAACTGCTTTAACGACTCCCCAACCAATACTTCCAGTAATTCCACCGAACAATAGAGACATCATAATTGTGGCAAACGAGTTATTCCAATAATATCTGGTAAGACATCCTGAGAACCCCATGACAATTAGCTGTAGTAGTAAGAATCCAATAAATGTAGCAGCAACTCCTATGTTTTGACTAGCCGAGCGATTTAATCCAAAATCAATGAAGAAATATGTAAAAATAGAGGCAGGTAAAACGATACCTTGAGCAGCAAATACTGATTCAAACGCTTCAAATCCAGGAACTGTACATCCTGCTCCAACTTCAAATACAGACGCGGGAGCATTAACAACAAGCTTTAATAGTCTACCAAGTAAGCTGTTAACGAATACAGATGAAATGCCAATTAAACTTGCAATAGAATACCTGAAATCTTGTTGAATCGCGTCAGCTAAAAACCCGAATAAAACTAGGGAAGTGGGCAAGTATAAGAAAAGCTTAAATATAAAGTCTCTAGCAACACCAAAACTAAATTTTGCACGAGTAGTAACTGCTTCGGTTACTGCAGTAACAGTCGTGCTCGCATCAGCAGCTGGGGGTGTTACCGGTTTATCTGAAAAGGGGTTTGTTTCATCCATATTGCTTATTCTTCAGATACAAAATACTGACAAACTACAAATGAGTATCTATAGCTCTGCTACTTCATGGGGAGGAGCGTGTTCTGCAACTGCCCAAAGCCCTATAAACCTGTCACAGTCATTTGCCAAACCTTGCGATCTACTTTGCGACTTGGTGTTCGATGATGCAATGATTCCTCAGGCAAATGTTATGATTTCTGATGAGGGAATGATTCTTCAGAGCACAACAAGCTTAGGATCTTGTAAGTTTAATGGGGAAGGATACATGTGTAATCAGCTTCTATTAACTCATCCAAGCCATCATACGATTGAAAATATCCAGGCAGATGCGGAAGTTGTTGCTATTTTTACCAATCCTACAGGTCAGGTTCTCTGTGTGAGTTCGTTAATTCGCGTGAACCCTGCTGAAACATCTTCCACTCACTTTTTTAATTCGTTTATTCCCTATGCAAACCCGTCTGAAAAATACACAGCTGTTAATCTAGGAGATAATTGGGGTCTTTTTATGATGGTGCCTCCAACAGGATCCTACTTTGTATATGATGGCTCAATGGTAATCCCACCTTGCCAGAGCGTCAAGTGGGTCGTATTCAAGGCAATGATCAATATGGATTCTAACAATTTTGCGATACTAACCAAAAATGTATCGCCAGGCTCGCTTCCTGTCCAGCCACTCGGCGACCGAGAAGTCTTTTTCAACGACGTCCAGCAGCTTCCAGGAGGTCCTATGCCTCACGATAATAAGACATATATGCGTTGCCGCCGAACCGGAAAGAAATCTGAAGTAAAGCCAGTTGAGCGTTCAGACTTAACTGGTGCGAAGAAAAAGGCATCTCCCCCTTCTGGTATTTCAAAATGGGCAGGTGACCAGATAAGCAAAAACGGTATCCTGGCGTTGTTGGATGTCGTTCTTCTTTTATGTGCTTTTGGATTTGGTATATACTACGGATGGCTATCTAGCAGGAATGTAACTGGGCTTTACATTGCGATTTATGCCCAGAAAATGGCTGCCTGGATTCGTGGATTTTTTATTAAGGCGGTGCCAACAGTTTACACTAGTGCAGATTAAGTGCGACGCTCATCCCAGTAAGTTTCGTGCTCCTTAGGCTGTTCATCACTCCACATCGAGTCTTTATCTGCGCTGTTTTCAGCAGGGATATTCTCCTGCAAGTCATCCTCTACACGAGGCTTGACAGGCCGAATCTTTTTCTGGATTGTGTTCCATTCATCATCCCCAGTTGTTAGTGGACGCGTATCGTCATCTTCGTATGTGTTGTGAACATCTTCAGTTACCTGTCGAGTTCTGTAGAACATAGGTGCGTGAACTCTAGTTCGGATTTCACGCAACTTCTCACGCTCTGCTTCCTCCTTTTGCTCCTCGCTCAAAACACTCCATTCAGCTGCCATGGTAGCAAAGCTCTTTGCTCCGCCCCACGTATTTGGCTTTGAAGTTGCCGAACCAAGCGCAGGAAAGTTCTGATCGGTGTTTGCAACCTCACGCTCGCGAGCTTTCTCGACACGCTCTTCCTCGATCTTCCACTTCGGCTTGCGCATGTGTGGGGGCTTATAACTTGACATTTTGTTACTACTCGTTGTTTAAAACAACATAAATCCGTTTTCATAACCGCAAAACGAAATATACAATGGCTACAAAAGTATCACTAAAAATGGTATCAAGCGTATCTATTTCGACAAATGGCCAGATTAACGAAGTTCAAATCCCGGCAAAGACTGCAGATGTCCTTGAATGGATTCGTAAGAAGTATAAGAATACTGATATTCAGTTCCAAGGGAAGATCCAAGATCCTTTGAAAGATACCCGTTGGCTAAGCGTGTTTGCCTCAATGACAGGCGATGATGGTCAGGAAAATCAACATATGCTTCCATCTCCTTTTGACGAAGAAGAGTTCTTTGGCAATATTGTAATTTTGGCATCTATGGTTGAAGAACAGGATGAATATGACGCACCCGCATCAGCGTATGTAAACTTAAAACCCGATGACTATGAAACTCTTTACTCAGAATGGTCCTTTGTTATTGATGAGGATTCTGTTCCAAATGCTGGAGATGAAGACGAAGACGGAGAAGTAGCTCTGCCTGACGATTTATCTGTAGAAGAGGAAGATACTGGTCCAGCTCGCGATGTTGTGTATATTGCAAAGGCTATCGGAACTCGATCAAAGAATGTATTCGTAGAGTGTGCGATTCGTGACAAAGTAATCGAAAATTTTACTGAAGTTATTGGCGACGAAGAGATTGCAACACAACTAGAAGAGTCTATGCTTCATGTTGTCAGTGACCAGGCGATCAAAGAAAACATGGAAGTAGATTGGAGCAATCGAGTATTTTGGAATATGTATCGCAGCAGAGCTATGTCGATATACGAAAATTTGAAGGGTCTTGAAAGCTATGTTCAGAACAGCGAGGATTGGGTTGGAAAGTTAAAACAAGGAGATATTTCTGTTCGTGCATTTGCTGAGATGTCATCCGTTGATTTGTGCCCAGCAAGATGGAAATCTGCTATTGAGAAGATTATTGAAAGCGAGAAGAAACTGTATTCTAAGAATGAGAATGCCTCTATCTTCATGTGGTGTTCTGGATGCAAGAAGAAGACGAAGTGCGATTACTATCAGATGCAAACCCGTTCGGCAGATGAGCCTATGACTACGTTTGTAAACTGTCTAGAGTGCGACCGCCGCTGGAAGTTTTAGCAATAGTCGGAATATTAACCGGTGAGCGTGCGGTAGCAACTAGTTTTGGGATTATCAGTTGAGCCCCCAAACTTTCAGTTTCTCCATTCTCAACAAAAACAGAAATTGGATCAAGACCATTTGTAATTTCAGGCTTGCTCACACCTGGAGTTGTTTCTCCAAATTTAGACTTAAACATGTTTATAACTGAATCGGGAATCGCCGGACTTGTTTCTTCAAGTCGGTCTAGTTGATCTCTTACAGTTTTTAACATATCTTTAGCAGCCATTCGTTCTTTGCGTGGCAGTGATAACTCTATCAAGATAAATCTGTGAATTTTTGAATATGTCATCGCCGAAATACGGTGACCTTCTGATCGCTTTGCCCATCCAAAAAAACTAGACACCGTGTTTAGGACTCCTACTGTGATACTAACTGTACCGACTACATAATTTGATAAGTCAATGTTATTCTGGAATAATGTTTGTGAGCCAATAGACGCTGTTCCGGCAAGTGTAGACATAATGATTGTTGGAAGTGTTATGTATATGTTCAGTCCAGTATAGCGCTTATGTGACTGGTTGTGTAGCCATGAAAAACAAAGTGCCCTCTCTCCTTCTTCTGATAATATGCGCTCTAGCTGTGAATTCCACTGTATATCTCTCGATCCCTCATTTTCCATCTTTGAGCCTTTATTAGTAGAAGCCATCTATTTACAAATATGAAAAAATCTATCATTTTTTGAACGCATACAATAATGGTGTGGGTTTATAGTCGACCCGTTAGAGATAAGCGATTAAATAAAATACGCAAGTATCTTGCAGCTAAGGCTGGAAATACTAAAACTGCCGATCGAGTCGTAAAAGCCTTAAGTTTGAATGATTACATACGACAGCGCAAATGGGAAAACCCGTCGGAAATACGAACATCTGTATTTCACGATTCTGATAGAAAGCATCCAATTTTTAGCGAACAGCAGTCAAAGCTTATCTTTCGAATGCTGAAGCAGAGTGGAGGAACATCAGATGAAGCGCTTGTGTTCGATAGAGGCATTCGAGCCTTGATGGGATACTTGCGAGACAATGTTCCAGAACCTGTAACATCTACGGCTGAATTCGTATACCCGTATGTAACACTGTTAAAATCGGCTCAAGAAAATCCTACATTTGGGCCCATGATTGAAATTGCGAAGGAAATTGCTGTTCAAGCAGGAACCACTGGAATTGTAGCGACAAATACCATTGCAGCAGAAGCTGGGTCCTGTAGGAGTAGCTGTAGTAGCTATACCTGCAGCTATTGCAGGGTTAATGATTGTGTTAACGCACGTGCTGGAGGATGAATTGGGCGAAGCGTTGTTAGCATCATTCTTGATTCTTCCTTTTGTGGGACCAATTTTATACAAGTCTGCTATTTCAACAGGAAAAATTGCAAACAAAATTTCACAAAGTTATCCTGAGCTTATGCCATTTGGAGGAAAGAGGTTTTCAACACAGCGACGTAAGGATACTAAATGGCTGACGAAGACTCGACGAACAAAGTCCGCGCGTCTCTAAAAGAGTGGGTCTCTCTAGATGATCAGGAGCGTCAACTTAAAAAGCAGATTAAAGAGATTCGCGAACAGAAAACCCGCAATTCCCAGGATATTTTGGGATTCATGCGAAATAATGAAGTTGATAACTTTACTCTAGAAGGCGCTGGACTTGGTAATGTATCTCGCACTGTTCGAACTTCTCGCCCTCCGCTTCGCCGCGACTTTATTCGCACACAGCTATTGCTCCAGTTTGCAGATCAGCCTCAGCGTGTAGCTGAAGTTTTGAGATCTATTGAAGGTATTCCGGAAGGCGCTGAAGACATGTCAGTTGGAGGAACTCAGCGTGAGCTTCTAGTTCGCCGAATTCCTAAAGATAAAAAGAGCATGACGCTTGGTTAAGCATTCATGTTTTTCAGAGCTGCTTGGGCTGACAACTGTTCAGCCTGTTTCTTAGTAGAAGCAGTTCCAACTCCAATGTGAATTCCATTCCCATCCACTGCAGCCATCGTATATGAGTTCGTAGATGAATGTAGCATAATATACGTCGGTGTATGGTGAAATTTAGATTGATAGAACTTTTGTAGCTGTTCCTTGTAATTCCGATTGTTCAAAAGAAGTCTCGGGATGTCAATATACATTTCAATCAATGAAATTACAAACGCGGATACTGTAGAATAATCATTCTGCGTATCTGTCCACAAAGCTCCAATAAATGCTTCTAGAATATCACCCAGTTTCTTTAAGTTTACTCTGCCACCACAGGACTCTTCATTATGTCTCGAAATTACATAAAACTTATCGAGACCTAACTTTTGACTTAACTGACCTAGCATTTCGTTACATACAATTTCCTTCTTCAAATCTGTAAGAAATCCCTCGTTTTCGGAAGGAAATCGAAGTGTCAAATACGTTGACACAATTGCACCCAAGATTGAGTCTCCCAAGTGCTCAAGTCGTTCATACGATTCATCAAAGAGTTCAAGACAATTTTCGGGCCGAGTCGCAAGAGTGGTTACTTCTCCGGTTGGCGTAGTGTATTCAGCCCTCTTGACATACGATGAATGAATCATTGCTGTCTGGTAAATAGATATGTCCTTAACAGTGGTAGAACATCTATGTTTTTGAAGAATCGCTTGCACATTCGTCTGAGTAAACAAGCGATTCTTTGGGTTATACGGATTATACATTTTATTTACGTTTATTAGCTTTTCGCTTTAAAGTCCGTTTTCTACGTCCGGCAGAAACTGCGAGTTCTCGCTGAACTGCACTATCTAGTCTCTTCCAGTTCTGTAGAAAAAGCTGGGCTTCTGCAGGGTGTTGAGTCTTCATAGTTTGCAAAGCACTAACAAGTCCAGCTTCAATTTGAGGTTCCGATTTCTCGATGAGGAGCGGAAGCTGAGATTTTATAGTTCCGAGAATAAAGCTAGCCATTATAAATACCTGCGATTTTTCCGCGATCGTCGTTTAAATTTACCTCCCTTTGTTGTCTTGCGACGCTTAGATGTTTCCAGTTCTTTTTCGGTTTCTGAAGTTTTTTTCAGCTCTTCTAGAAACTTACTGCTGAGCTTAGAACTATCTACGCAATTTCCAAGCCCAATCAGAATCATAGTTCCACCCATGCCTTTCGTAGCGATGTAGTCTAAAATTGATTTAATCTTTTGATCGCGTATATACTTAGTTCGTGTTTCAGTCCATTTATCTACATCATCTATCTGCGACTGTATTACTTCAATTCCTTTGAAAAGAACAGTCTCTGATATTTTTGTGAGCAGTTCTTTAGTGTATTTAGAATTAAAATCCCATGAAGGTTGATGAGTTTTTTTGTTAATTTTTGTAACTAAGAATGAATCGTCGCTTTTTATTAGATTACAACACTCATGTGCCCATGAATATTCTTTCACAAGAATGGCTTTCTGCGCAGGCGTCAGCTTCCCCTTATCGGTCGGACGATACAAATCAAGAAAAAAAATTGCTTGAATAATTGGCAGTATATGTTCGCATGTTGGCTCCACTCCTTGACGCACATCTTCATCAGGGTATTCGGCTACTAATTCAGGATCATCTTTACTTTCATAAAATCCAAATCCACAAATATAGCAAACATCTGTTGAACGATTCACCTTTTCAATAGTATTATTGCATTGGGCTTCAACACTTCCGTGCTCGTAAATATCGCGACACCTCTTCTTGAGTGTTTTTGTCCACGTTTCTACTGCTGTTACTGGAAACAGGGCTTTCATAAATGCAGACGCAGCGTTGGGTTTGCAAACATCGAGCTGCTTAAGGAAAGGGTCTAGTTTGTCGTATGATTCTGGAATTTCAATTGCCCTTTTTCCAATCAGAGAAGTGCGTCTAGCAGCTTCTTTCTCTGCCGCAATACGCGGGGCATCCTTTGCAGCCTTAAGGGCTTCTTTTGTTTCTTGTATTGCTCGGAGACGAACACTCGGCAGAACTGCGCGTTTTTCTCTGACAACCGGGATAACTACTGGTGTAACAACATCTTCTACAACTTCAACTGGAGGGATAATGCCATACTCTGCAAGGTTCTCCGCATTTTCCTGGACAGTCTCTAAAGGAGTTCGTTGAAAAAGCTCATTGAGCTCTTCTTTTGATGTTGTTAATTCTAGTTTATTGAGATCTAAAATAGTTAAAGCAGCCGCCTCCATTTCATCTATTCTTTGCTGACTCAGTTCTATCAGAGCCTCTGCGGCTAACTGTTCGTCGTCGTCCATTATTTAGTATCTAGGTATCTTCTTCTGCTACAATCCGAGTGAATGCAAACTCGGTAGCAACCAGTTTTGCCTTTCGATCATTGCAGATATAATCGTAGCAAGACTGTGCATTTGGCATAGCTGTAGATGCGAAATACGAACCAAGAATAGTCTGGAGATCCTTCTTCGATAGATTCCACGGTTTCGAGTATGTCTCCGGTTTTTGGATCTTGATTGTAGATCCATCATCTTCAATTTTTAGTTTGTCGTATCCTGCAAACTCGGGAAGTTTCACTAGATCACAGAGCTCCATCTCAACGATCTTACGAGCCTCGCGTTTCTCGTAAACCATCTTGTTTAGGACACGAATCTCATTATCCGCATCCCGATACTGCTTAATGCAACGCTTTAGATCAACAATTGCTTCTGACATTTTATGTTAACAATCATCTCTTAGAAAGAACATAATCCGTTTTGTAAGACAAGGGATGTCATTTGACGAGAAGGAAATAGAAAACCTTCGGAAAGTTTACAACCAAGAACACTCATCTGAACCACCGATTCCAGCAGGAACTATGAAATCAGTATGGGCAGCTATTCGGAAGAGATTTCATGCAAGATGTAAAGCGTCAACAGAATGTATTATTCAGTCAATGATTGGGAAACCAAAGGCGCCTGATACATGGATGCAAAATACACATGAGTGGCTTTCTTCACTGGAAATTGATCAGTTAGAAAGTGAATATATGAAAGTATTTTCGGATTATTACTATGTTGGGTCGATTCCAATTGATTTCGATAAGAAGTCTTTGACAGGAGCATGCTTAGTAAGTTCGTTGTGTTCGATGGATATTTTGAAACTTTACAAGAAAGGTTACACACAAATTGGAATTGTGTTCAATACCGATAAAAGCACAGGACCTGGAAAGCATTGGGTGGCTGTATTTTGCGATATTGATCCGACACTAGAATATCCTCGTATCACCTATTTTGATTCTTATGCAAATAAACCTGAACCAGAAATTCAAAAACTTATGAAACGATGGAAAGATCAGTGGGATTCTACTGGAATTCATAGCAAGGGTATGGTTACAAGTTACAATAAAACTCGTCATCAGTATCAAGAATCTGAATGTGGAATGTATACTGTATACTTTCACTACTGCTGCCTAATGGGAATTCCTATGGAAAACCGTATTCCCGATGAAGTTGTTCGTGGAATGCGAGGACTGTTATTTCGTGTCGGTAAGAAGTAATGGAAAGTCTCGGGGAGAATTTTGTTAGTTTTCCTTGGGTCCAGTATACCCTTCTCGCTATTCTAATTGTTGGAATTGGTTACCTGATTTGGAAATCAGTTGAACCATCTGAATCAAAAGCTCTTGCAAAAGCACAACCTACATTCAAAGCATACCAGCAGGTAACGAAGGTTGCTCCTTTAGGATGCCCACAGCCCTACCGCTTATGTGATTACTACACCGCGTCATCTTCTTATTCTGTTTTCCCAGGTTCTGAAATATACGATTATGTTTCTGACTCTATCCTGCCTTTAGTTGTAAAAGCAGGTGCCCTGTAGTTGAACTAGATGTATACTCTGACGATCAAGACAAGCCTGTTGTTGGATTAAAAAACCAGAAGTTAGGAGTTGATTACGCATACAATACAGTTCCATTCTCTGCCTGCTGTGTTTCGCTCGCGAATACTGCCTTTAACTCTATAACTGGCCCAGCATCGAGTGATCCGTTTATTTTGAGTCTGGTCTTTCATACCGATAAAACACACGTGATTAATGCATGTGCTGAAATATTGAAAACAACATGCCATGCATTTTTGCTGAGCTCGGAATACAGCTATACACGAAAGAACCTAGCGGTCGAGCCAGTGTGTAATCTTCAAAACAAGTTAGTGATTGTTTCCGGAGACGCGATGAAGGGAACTTTGATGGAAGAGTTGGTAAATATGTCTTGGAATACCTCTCACTTGCGTCGCCTAACATACACACAGGCATCACAAACTCACGATCACGAAGAGCTGATAAACTTCAATCGCAGCCATATCACGATGGTAGTTCCTGATGTCGGCGATGATTTGAAAAATATGAATCCCCAAATACTGTTCACATACGGTTGCCAGTGGAACTTGATGAACTATGGATCGGTTGATTCAATGATGGAACTGTATATTTCTGAATTTCAGGAAAATAGTTATGTATTAAAGCCAGCTCCACTTCGTCCTTTGAAGCCAAAGAAATATAAGAAACCTGCGTTGCCAGACCCGAGTGTTTCGTTCCAACCCATGCAAAAAACGTCTCCTATCTACAACGTGGTTGTATAAATTCTGCGTTAAAGTAAAATGGCGAATCCTTGGCTAACGCACGTGAAGAAGACGATGGCGACGATGAAGAGTGCCGGGACTTACAAGAAGGGTGACGGCCTTAAGAAGGTTATCCTAGCGGCCAGAAAGACGTATAAGAAGTCGGTAGCCACGAAGTCATCGGGCAAGAAGACGCGCAAGCAGCGCCGTGGATTTCTATTTGGCGGTGAAGAAAACACTGTCGCCATGTCTCCTGCCCCTGTCCCTGCCCCTGCCCCTGAGCCAGTAGCTAAGGAAGAAGAGGGTGGTAGTCGCAAGCGCCGGGGAGGAAAAGCCAAGAAGACGCGTCGTGCCAGCCGCAAGTAAAAAAATGATTATGTGTAACATATAAAGACAAATGGGTGGTGGATTACTACAACTCGTTGCATACGGTGCTCAAGACGCATACCTTTCCGGAAATCCTCAAATTACGTTTTGGAAAGGGCTGTTCAAGCGCCACACGAATTTTGCGATGGAGCCTTTTCGTGCCAATCTAACTGGCCAGGCTAACTGGGGTGTCAAGCACTCCGTCACGCTCCCTCGCCACGCCGATTTACTTTACTCCACTTATCTTGAGGTTGTTATGCCCCCGGGTGCAGTGGTGAACTGCGATCGTGGTCGTCTTGGATACAACTTGATTAAGTATGTTGAGCTGGATATTGGCGGACAGCAGATCGATCGCTTATACGGCGAGTGGCTGTATCTATGGGACGCTCTGACGTCCGATTACCTCGCATCTGTAAAATTATGGAACATGGTAAATGCCAGATTGGGGGGAGGAGGTGAAACTATTGCTGCTGCCGCTCAATGCAATGTTGGGAGCGGGCGTCCTTCGTTGCCTACAACTCTGTATATTCCTCTAACATTCTTCTATACCCGCAACCCAGGCGCTGCCCTTCCTCTGATTGCTCTCCAGTATCATGAAGTAAAAATCAATATTCAGTGGCAATCAGTTGAGTTCATTAAGGGAGATTTTACCAGTGGCGCTCTTCCACCACCAGTTCAGGCTGCGGTCTACGTCGACTACATCTATCTCGACACAGAAGAGCGTCGTCGTATGGCCCAAGAGTCTCACGAATACCTGATTGAGCAGACCCAGTATAATGAAGATAAGGGGATTTCTTCTTATAATAATCGCATTGACCTAACGTTTAATCACCCTGTGAAGGAACTTGTGTGGGTTGTCCAGCCTACATCATACACCAACTGTGCAATTTCCAGGAGTTTTAGTAATACTCGTCTGCAGCCATTCACTTATGATGTAAATGCTGTATACAAGCAGCGCCTACAGATCAACGGACAGGATCGTTTGGAGGAGCGGTTTGGAGATTATTTCAACAAGGTGCAGCCTTACCAGCATCATACTGGAACAACAAATACTTATGGAATTAATTATCCTGAAGCACAGCCTGGAATTTATATGTATTCCTTTGCGCTGCGCCCCGAGGAGCATCAGCCATCGGGAACTTGCAACTTTAGCCGTATTGACACTGCCACGCTCGTGATGGAACTAGCAGGTAATGTAGATATTAATCCCGATCAAGACAAGACTTTTGATGTTCGCGTCTACGCCGTCAACTACAACATTCTGCGTGTGATGAGTGGAATGGCGGGTCTCGCTTACTCAAACTAAATAACATGAAGTAAATAATGGAAGTGGATAAGCTTTTAATCGTAGCTCATCCAGACGATGAAGTCCTTTGGGGCGGTATAAATCTTCTTCTTGAACCAGGATGGTTTGTAGTATGTTCTACGAATGCAAGCAATCCTGTGAGATCCAAAGAGTTTTACAAAACAATGTCATGGTGTAATGTGACTCGATATATTATGTATGATGTCAGCGATGAATATACTGAACTCCAAAGTCAAGCTGATAAACTATACGACGGTTCGTTGTTTGAAAAGGCGCTAAAAGACCTTTCCAAGCATCCTTGGAAATTAGTATTAACTCACAACGATATGGGGGAGTATGGGCACCAGCATCACTTAAAAGTTCACAGAATGGTGAAATCATATTTTTCAAATCCAAAGTTTTTCAAGGTAGGTCCAAAATTAGCACCTGCGCTAATAGAACGCAAACGTGAAACATTGATGTATTATCGCGAAACGCAAACGATATGTCGAACAATATTTGAGAAGAATAGCTTATCGTTGAAAGTATCAGAACGTGAACATTTTTTTGACGAAACAATTTATGTAACTCCCAAAAAAACAATTCCAAATCTCATTCATCAAATTTGGTTCGGCAAACCACTAGCCACCTCAACCGTCCGTTACAACCTGATGCGGGGTGTAGAAAAGGTCGCTTTGCAAAGTGGTTTTGCGTATAAGCTTTGGACTAATGAAGATATGAATCCTGAGATGTTTCCTATTACCTGGGAATACATGCAACTAGCTCTAAAATATGGTGAGGAATTAGGACAGTCTCGATTTGCTCAAGTTGCGGATTTAGCAAGATATGAATTGCTTCACAGATTCGGAGGTATTTATCTAGATTCATTGTTTGAAATTGGAAAGCCATTTTTGAATTATATCCAAAAACATTCATCATTAGAAATGGTTGTTGCAAACGAAGATCCTTGCGGATTAAAGTGCCAAGCAGGAGATGATGATTCGCGAAAGTATATGTCGAATGGATTCTTTGCATGTGTTCCCGGATGTATTATTCTGAAACGCCTGCTCCACCCTGAAACATTGAAATATATTGATTTTGAAAATGTCCGGATTAATCAGGAAACGGGTCCTTACTTTTTCAGATTAGGCATGAAACCTCGTGATAAGATTCATGTGATTCCAACTGAAAAGATATATCCTTTTATGGTCAATGATTCAGAATACCGTAAAGGCGAGCCGAATCAATGCATTGCAGCCGATGAAAAATTGTTACACGACTGTTTAACTAAAAAGTATCCTAAATCTTTAACTGTTTATCACTCTGGGTTTGGAGGCTCTTGGAGTTGGTAATTACCACGCCATCATAATATCTTCCATTCTGCAAGCACCCTGAGCATCATCTTTCTGCTGTTCTTGTTCCACATGGGCATTTGCAGCCGCTAGATCAGCGCTGAATGCCGAACTCTCTTCTTCATTCCCTTCTGGGAGCTTCGACTCATCGATCAGAATATCCACAAATCCAGTTCCACATGGAGGCTTCTGTCCGAACATGATGTTCGCAGAGACGCCTCGCATATTATCGAAGTCTGCTGAGATCGCAGCATTAAAGAGAACCTTTGATGTCTCCTCAAAAGATGACTTTGCAAGAACTCCATTTTCGTTCTTGCTCATACCGAATCTGTCTACCGATACAATATACCCTGGGAAAGTCATCGTATCAATCAGCATAATCATGTGGTGATAGTTCACATACTCTGCAGTGAATACCTCCATAAACTCCTGGAACAGAGCTACGCGCGCTGTCTCGATTCCAAATACTTCCATGATTTCGTGAACGTCATTTGAGAATGAACGATACGGGTCAACATTTGGAATAACAGATAGATCGAGCAGATTTGTGCCCTCCACGTCTAGAACATACTGCTTCGTAGAGACATATCCCCCCACCTTCTCGTCATAAAGCATCTCCTTGTTCAGCTCACGGGGATACACTCGGCCAATACCATCTACACCTGTCAGCACCGTGTCTAGCAACTTGTCTTCGATGAATCGAAGAGACAGAGCATTCTTCACTGTGTCTGTGCCGAATGTGATACGCATCACGATCTTGTCTGGGGTATTCGTGTCCGAGTGCACACAGTCAAATACACGTAGAACCTTGTTGTTTTGAATGCGAGTTTGAATCATTGGAATATCGATCACTTCGCGGGCAGCAAGCTCCATACGGTCTAGTTCGAGACGCATGATCCAGGGAGATGCGCAGGTGTTTCCCTGTGTAACAGAGAACTTCTCGTAAGTGAGCAAGATATCCCGATCTTCCTGAACTACGGTGTCCGATGACATTGGGTTCGGGTCATAGTAAATTCGAACTGACTTTGTGATATCGCGGATTGTCGTCTTCTGGATTTCCTTCATCTTTGCAATTGCCGCATCTTGGCTTCCCGAGATAGATGGGTGGAGATACACTACATTGCCAGGATTCTTGGGATTATGTGAAACGCTTAGAAGCTCTACAATGCGAGGCACACCCTGAGTCGCATTAGCCTTTACAGTTCCTGCTGAGTGGAATGTATTCAGAGTTAGCTGGGTAGTAGGTTCTCCGATAGACTGAGCCCCTAGTGTCCCAACCATCTCACCTGCATGAACCTGGGCCTTTACATACTTGAACCGGATATCGCGAAGCAACTCATCGAACATATCTTTTGACAGACGCAAGTCAATGATAGACTTCTTGGGTGCGAGGTAAAATCGCATCAGGATATGGAATAGGTGATTGTGCTTCACCAATGGCTCTTCGCAGAATTTACTGATCTCTGCAACAACGTATTCTGGGGTTAAACTTGTTTTCGTGGCAAACGCATTACGATACTTCTCGATAAGACGCTTCATGTGAACTGGGGCATATACTTCTGATTTCTTGTTGTAGCGGAAAATGTCCTTCACTAGCATCTCACGGTCCTTTAGTAGCTGTTCAACTAGGTCAGGAGGATTCTCACCAACATCCTCCGACACGACTCCTGCAAAATCAGCCTTTGAAGCTGCAAAATCTCGATAAATATGTTCCATCGTCATGATACCAAGCTCTAGTGGCTGAACTTCAATGCATACACTATCAATTCCATCTCCACCATACTTGAACTGAATGATTGACCCATTGACATTACGGACCGTTCCATCATATTCTACATGCAAATCCTCCATCGTCTTCACGAGCTTACGCTGAATATATCCCGAGTCAGATGTCTTCACGGCAGTATCAATAAGACCCTCACGACCACCCATAGCGTGAAA